ATACCTGATCTAGCAGCAAATGAACCAAGTTTTCCTACTCCAATAAGAACAGCACCAATTGCAGCAGGTCCAGCTAATTTTCCAAGTGATGCTGATAGTCCAGCAGTAGCACCACCCAAAGCACCAAAGGCTGCACCACCAACTGCACCAGTAGTTTTGAGTTTTCCTTCTATTTTATTTAACTCAGATTTAAGCTGTCTTGTGTCAGCTTCAATACGAATTATTAGTTTATCTATCTCATTCATCAGTCAGGATATAACTCCATCATTTCTTCTAATCTATCTTTAGTCATAGGTTCTTCAGGGTCTTTTGCACCATGAAATTGTTTGAATCCTTTAATAGCTAGATACATCTCACGAGGAGATAAGTTCCAAAAGTCAGTAGGTCTCATGTTCATCATACCAATGCAGATTTTTACATAATCTGCCCAGTTGATGCTAACAGGGTTCATGCTACTTGTTCTTTTTTTTTATCTTCCTCGTCTGAGTCGTTGTCAGTTAAAGTTGCTGCTAAGAGTTTAGCTACTTCAGTTGATGCTACTACTATTCCTACTTCTTGAATAATAGAGCCTATCTTTTTGTCGTCAAAATCATTACCACCACCTCGTAGTGCATTTCTTAAAACAACAATTAATGTGCGAACTCGCACTTTAGCTTCAGCAATGGCAGTAGCTAATTCTAAAATGCCTTTATCTAGTTCGTCTTCTATCCTTACTAATGCATCTATTGTAAGTCTGCATTTGTAAGTTTCTTTGCCAAGTGTTAGAGGTATTTCACCCTTCAGTGGATTTGCCATCTGACTTTTCTCCTTTATCTAAAGTTGCGTTTGCAACTTGTATAGTTTGTATATTGTCTCTGTAATCTACACTTGTAGATAAGACTTTGGTTTCCTTGCCATCAATGTTGACTGTTTCACCAACTTTTACATTAGCTGGTAAAACAAGTGAACCTTTATATAACATACCATCAATAAGGCTTTTGTTATATTTGACCTTTACTTCCTTCATATTAGACTGCTGCGAATGTTATATAACCTGCAGATTCAAATGTGAATGAATAAGTCGCTTCACCATTGAACTCTCCTGCAAATTCCATACTTGCTATCATGAAAGAACCTGTATAAGTTCCTAAATCAGGAATCAAGAATTGAAAGTTTTTAAATGCAGGTGTTTGTGCAGATGAACCATCAGATGTGTTTTGTTGTGCTTGGAATGTAGTTCTTACAAGTGCTTCTGCTGTTGAATCAGTAAATACACCTGATCCACTAACTGAAATACTGTTTACTCCTGCACCTGCTAATAAAGTTCGTGTACCTTCACTATCTTTATTAGTTATATCTACTGCTTCATCATTAAGAGTTATTGATGTTGATCTTAGACCACCGATTGTTACATAAGTAGAACCACTGGTGTTAATCTTCATTAAGACATCTTTACCTTTTTGTGCTGCCATATTTTTCTCCTATAAAATTAGTTTGTACCTAATATTATTGCTCGGAATCGCATGACTCCATGTCTAGTAACACCATCTGGGTCTCTCATTATATCACTAAATTCAAATCTGAGGTTTATCAGATTAAAACCTGTGACTGTTAAGTTTATATCATGCAATAAATCGTGAATCTTGTCCATTATTTCCTTTGTTTCTTTACTACCTTTGTATTGTGACCAAATGTGTATATTGATAGTGTATTCACCACCAGTAAGATCAACTGTGCTGTAATCTATTGCAGTTTCTTCACCTAAAGCAATAAATGGGTAGGTATTACCTTCTATGACTTCATCATAAACACCACAGGACAAAGTATCAGTGATTGCACTGACATTAAGTGCTGTATATATAGCACTTTGTAATTGAAACTGACCAATACTCATTTCAGCACACCTTTTTTAAACATTGCATGTATTTTTCTACGATTTTTCTCTAATGCAGGTTGCATGAATGGTCTAGCTTCCATCTGTGTTGTGCCAAATTCTAAATGTGCAGAATATTCTGCTGCTGATATAATTTGACCTATTACACTACCATCTGTTATTTTTTTGACATTCATTGTGATATTTTGATTTAAATAACCTTCATCGTTTGCAGGTGGTTGTCCTGCTGCTGATGCTCTATGATCTCTTCTAGGCTTATATTTTTTATAGAGTCTTCCTGTTCCACCTTTCATAATGCTTTCTTTTGCAGTTTTTTCAACCATTAATGTTGCACGAGTAACAAATGTCTTTACTTTATTATCTTGAAGTTTTTTATTAAGTTTTTTGTTGAAAGCATCAAGGTTTTTGATTCTAAGATTTATACTCATATGGCAACACCTTCAGCACATAAAAGTTTCAAAAATCTATCTCTTTCATCTACATTTATGATGCCTTTTATATCAAACAATCTGCTTCCAAAACTAATACGATGGTTTGTAGATATATTGTCCATATAACGAATTGTGACTTCGTGTGTGACCTTTTCTTGCACTATCCCTTGTCTATAGGTGCTATCAGCTTTTAGTGGCTTAATATTGGCGTAAATAAAAGTTACTGGGGTGTAAGATTGTGAGATACCACCACCTGCATCACGAGTATTTGTAGCAGTTTCTACCTTAACTCTATAACGCATTTTGCCAATAGAGTTAGACATTTATCCCAAAGCCATTAAAGATGATGAACCTAATCCTCTATGTATCACATATGGTGCATACAATGATCTAAGCATTGGTGGATAAGGTAATTTAGCATCATACATATCTCCTCTATGTTCATATAGATATGCTATGTGTTGTAATATTCCAAGTCTTAATGGTTCAGGCACATTATATTGTGATGTGTAACCTGCAACATATTTTACTTCTATTGCATTTGCTACTCTAAGTGCTGTAGGAAAAGTCTCGCCTGTTCTTAACACTATTCTTGCAGGTTCTCGTGAATTATCTAAATAATATTTAGAAGCTGCAAATGTTGTCTCTGTATCAGCATCGTCAAAAGTTTTTACATGACTAACAGAAACCACTGGACTTCTAGGTAATACAACATAGTTTTTGTAATAATTTATATATGGACCTGTTCTCATACCTTCCCATAAAGGATCATCTACATCTTCAAAGGCATCTAAATGTAACACTAAGGTTTGTGTCATTAAGGCTCTGCCAGTGTGTTCTTCACAAAACCTTCTAGCTGTTTCTATGAATGGTCTAATGATTCTTTCATCTGTTGAATCATCAACTCGTAAGTATTCTTTGACTTCTTGTAAAGTTACAGGTTCGGTTGTTGGTGCTGTATTTACTGTCAAACCTGCCATTAGTAGAATGCCCCTATGATCTGTGCAGCTATAATAAGAGCATACAAACCCCATATCTGTTGTTCTAAACGAATGAATCGCTTAGAACCTGATTCCATTCGCCTTTCTATGTTTTCATAGCGTAACGCACAAATTTGTTCATGTAGTTCAAGTTTGCTTGTATCAGTTGGGTTTTTTGTCTCCATTATCAGCACTTTCTTCCTCATCTTCCATTGGTTCAGGAAGATTGTCTTTTAGTTGTTCCATGTAATGTGCTATAAGTATGTCAGCTTTTTCTACTTCAAAATTTGCGTTAGCAATAATATCACTCTTGCTTTTTTGCACGATTGACATTTTATTGAAGATCAACTTACTATCTTCAGACATATCATCTACAAGATATTTTTTACTTACATCAACATCATCAACTTTTTCAGTCATAGTCAGAACTTGTGGTTCTTCATTAACTGTATTTTCTTTAGCTTCTGCCATAATTTATTCTCCTAATTAAAAGTATTAGTCTATCACTATCCTTCTAATGTTTCTATTCTTGATTTTAAATCGTCTATTATTGTTTGTTGTTCTTGGACTGCTTTTATTAGATAAGGAACTATTTTTCCATAATCTACACCAAAAGGTCGTTCTGTTTCATCATCTCCACCCTCTGTTACTACATTAGGTACAACAGTTTTTATTTCTTGTGCTATAACTCCTAGTTCATGGTAATCATTTTTCTTCCAATCAAATTCACGAACTTTTATATTTTTAATTGTATCTAGTTGAGATGAAGCATCTACAATATTTTTCTTTAACCTTTCATCTGAAGTAGTATTAAAACTTACACTTGTACCTGATGCTGCTGTAATTGAACCAATCGCACCACCACTATCAGTCATATATAGAAATGAACCATTTGTACAATCATTATCGGCACTAAAATTTAATTGAAGAACTACATTTGCTAAACCAACTGAAACATCATTATCGCTAAATCTTACAATACCATTAGTAATTGAATTACCATCTGCAAAAATTCTGTGAGCATAAGTTGGGTTTGTAGAAGTACCAACCATAAAAGTTCCATTTTCATTAAACCTTCCTCTTTCAGTATCTGCTGTTTTAAAAGTTAGAGGTGAACCTGTATGTTTATT